GGAAATGCAATAAACATGGTTGTGCTGACCGCGTCCCACCAAGCGAATATTAACCAAATAAATTATAAGTATGAAGATATTGATTGATAACGGGCATGGTGAAAACACTCCCGGAAAACGCAGTCCTGATGGTTCGTTGCGTGAATATGCTTATGCACGTGAAATTGCAGATAGAATAGCACATGAACTTTCCGCAAGAGGTTATGATGCCGAACGCATTGTTCGGGAAGCAGTAGATGTTCCACTATCAGAACGTGCAAGGCGTGTAAACGAAGTTTGCGGACGATATGGAACAGCCAATGTGGTTCTTGTTTCTATCCACTGCAATGCTGCCGGAAACGGTGCAGAATGGATGAACGCAAGAGGATGGAGCGCTTATACATCGAAAGGCAAGACAAAGGCTGATAAACTGGCAACTTTCTTGTATGAAGAAGCTGAAAAAAACTTTATCAGTCAAAGAATACGCAAAGATAATTCTGACGACGATCCTGACTGGGAAGAAAACTTCTATATTTTGAGCAAGACAAAATGCCCGGCTGTACTTACGGAAAACTTTTTTCAGGATAACAAGGATGATGTCCTGTACCTTTGTTCCGAAGAAGGCAAACAAGCTATTGTCAAAACCCATGTAGAGGCAATAACCAGATATATTCAGAAGTATGGTAAAATGGTTTAAAGATATTGTAGCAATATTGTTTGTGGTATTATTTTTCACATCACTGTTTTTTAATGTGCGTTTTTGCATATCGAATAAAAAGTTACCTATAAATGATACCACAAGAATAACTGTTTTCGATACCATACCCTATTACAAGCCTGTACCCAAGGATAGTACCGTTATTAAATACATCACGCAGGTTCTTCCTACTGCAAAACCGGATAGTACGAAACAGACTCCGGACGTAGCAGATACGACTAAACCTCCAAATAAAGACAAAGACAGTGTTGAGGTTGAAATCCCCATTACGCAGAAGATGTATGAAACAGACACATATCGGGCTTATGTAAGTGGCTTTCATCCACAACTTGACAGCCTGATACTTTTTGCCGGGCGTGATATAATGACCGTAACAGGTAATTATCCCAAACCCAAGAAGAAAAAGTTCAGTATCAGTCTGCAGGTAGGATATGGAATAACATTGAGAGAAACGCCGCAATTTTCTCCATGTCTTAGTGTAGGTTTATCGTACAATTTGTTTGATTTCTGATTATGATAGATATTATATTAACGGTCAATAAGGAAAAAGTATATGAAGAGGTAGCAAAGACCACATCGTACACCGGTGCGAAAATGGATGATGAGCTTGCCTACGATCGTATATTTACGACGGATGAGGATAAAAGCATGCTTGAACGTTTTTGGTGCGAGAGTAAGAATACCATATGCAACAGTTTAAAGAAAATGCTTCTTGACGAAACGGAAGCTGACAGTGAATACAGGCTTTCGTTGGGGCTGTCGAATTCATTCGATGAAGCTCTAAAAGAAAGTATGCAGCGTAGCTTGTTTTCATTCTTCGTGATGAATGTCACTGCAAAGTGGTACACGTTTACCAATAAGGAAGAAGCTGCCGGATATGCAACGGAAGCTGCTACCTATATGGAGGATATAATGCGTAAGGCATTTTTCAAAAGAAAGCCCATGCGCCCGACATACGAATAATCATTAATTCAAAATATTATGGCAGAAAATAAGAAAACATTAACCGTGACACAACAGGTCAAAGAACTTGTCTATGATATTCAGAACAAAGCGTATTTGACGGGACAGGCACGAGAAGCGGCCGGCAAGAGCTATCAAGTCGCATCCAATATGCAAGCAAGTGATGACGATGAAAACAGCTATCAGATACGTCGTTCGTTGGCCAATGCCTTTTCCTCTTTAAAAAGTCTGCTTGGAGAGTATCTCAATGAGGATAATACAACAAGCGATAACCTGATGGATGAAGAGATAGATAATAACGGTAAACTTTCATTGGAGTTTTTGCTTCCGTCTAACTATAACAACGCTTCGGCAGACGCACTGGGAAATGGCATACATTCATATCTTGTAGATATGGCACTTGGAGAGTGGTTTGCCATAACCAGTCCGGAAGATGCCAATGCGTATATACAACACTCCGGGGTGAGTCTTGAAAACGTGAAGCGTGCACTCTACAAACGCAGCCGTCCGGAAAGACCGACTTATGATTAATTGATGTTCAAGCCTATGGTATATTGTCAAAACAGCCAGTCTAAAACAAAAGCGGTAACACTTGTATTTAAAAGGGAAGAACTGCTTTACGATGCGGAGAATTATTCTTTTGTAGAGGGCGACATTATGCAAGCGGAAGACGAACACGCCAGACATCAAGTATTCGACATCGGTCAGGACGGTAATGTGGACAGAGTTACGAGAATACTTAACCTCGTGCATTCTGAATGCGTGGAAATGTTGTTTCCTTATACGAAAGAAGAAATTTCCGATAAGCAGGAACCCCTTGATAATGTTATGACCGTGCCGGAAGAATACCTCATAACCCTTGTTTTGCCTGTGAATTTTTCATTGTCTACCGTGAAATTGCTAAAACATCTGATACACGAATATATGGTCTGCAAGGTCCTTGCCGACTGGATGAGCATAACAAATCCAGGCAGCCAAGCCAACTGGGAAGATAAAGCCCGAAATATCCGAATCAAGATACAGACTTCCCTTGTTTCACGAAAAGGCAAGATAAGACGAAAACTAAAACCGTTTTAAGAATAGACAAGAGCCGGGGTGCATCACGCATACCGGCTCTTTCTCCTTATAAACAATCTGATAACCTTAAAAATAACTGACCTATATGTTTCATTTATCGTAGTCTGTTGAGCATACGGGGATTGAACTGGACACTAAATCCTAACAGGCTTTCGGATTTGTCAAGTGTACAAATGAGTGCAATTCTAAATGCTTTGTACGGTGTTCCTCTGAAACCACGCATATATTTGTCTGTACTGCTCCATATAGTATGCCAATTAAACAAATCATTCGAACCGTACAGTACTTGTACTACATGTCCCGACTTAAAATATCCACGTTGAATGATGGTATCTATCGTCTTGAACACATCTGGCTCATCCATTTTGAAAGGGCGGGTAACCACTAATGCCGTTATGTTTTCAGCAGATGATGTAGAAAAATCCACAAGTCTGTTTCCGTCAGCCATTGCTAATGCTTCCGGATACGAATTGACATTGTTCACTATGTCTGACAGCATCATTCCCCAAAGCTTTGACTTCAACGAAAACACATAAGCATAGCGTACAGCCGGGTTATACACAATGATATGCTGATTGGTATAATCATATATCATCCGGCAAGCGGCAAGAAAATCAAAAAACGGAATCATAGCAATATCGTCAAGAGCCGTTCGTTCATTTTCGCTTGCTTTTCCATTATAAACTGATAGAAGTTTATCCGATCTTGGCAAATCAGAAATAGAAAACAAATCTTCCGCATTTAAACTTTCTGATATGCACTGCGCAGTAGAACCACTTATCAGCATAATACCTCTATTGGTGGCAAACAGCACTGCATTATCAATTTGTGTGATACTGTTCGTATTTATACAAACCTCCCGTGTTACAGGTTGCCGTGCTGAGTATGATCCCGTATTTGATACTTCTAAGGCCCATACACCTTCTGATGTAAAAGCATAAAGTGGAAACTGACCGAACTGTCCCTCTGACAAAGCTTTTACAGCCGAAGATATACCAAGAATAGTGCCAGTACCTATTGTATTGATACCGAGAACCGGAAAGTGAAATGGATTATTGATTTCCGATGTGTATATTTTGTTCGGTAAATCAATTATTCGCTGTTCACGGGGACTTGCTGTAGGATAATCACTAAGTCCTGTCGGAGGATTTTCCCAACCGGCAAAATAAAAAGCTCCGTTAAGAAATTTGTGCTGTTCAAGTGGCACTTCATAATATTGTGGTAATCCATAATGCGTCACAATAACTGCTTTGTATGCGTTTATATTAGGGTAGAACAAAAACAGCAATGGCGGATCCAATATTGACGCTTGATAAGATTCTCCATTGACCACTATGTCCCGACCATCCTGCTTGATATAGAAGTATACAGAAACAGGCATTGTTCCATCAAAATAAGTAGGGGACATTCCATCAAAATTAGCAACATATCCGTTGGTATATGTAATCATCGCTCCTGTGTTATACAAGTTATACAATTCTTTTTGAATGTTTGCGATGTTAAGTCTTGAATTATAAACAAACGAATAATGTGGAAGCAATTTATCATGACTGTCATAATCATCTGTCATAACTTCTCGTGTTACCAATGACTGTAGATAATCTTCTTCGATTACCAGTTTTGTACGTGTAGTGGAAAGTTGTTCAATACGGAGACTTTCAAGCAGGTAGAATTGCGATGTTGAACGAATATCCTCTTTTACATCATCAATACTTCTACGAGGAATCATCAAACGTCCACTTGGATAAGTCAGTCCGTTGGGGTCAAATGTAAAGGCATATAGTTTATTGAATGTATGATGTTGATAACGAATTGGAAATTTGGAGGTAGAAGCTGCTTGATTTATATGTTTGCATACACAATAAGAATTATAGTTTTCCGATTGTGCAAATCTTGTACATTTTCCGTTTTGGTCATAAGTATAAATAGGTTTTGAAACAAACACATCAACAGATCGAACTATATCTTTCCAATTTTTAAGCATATCAAGGCGAGACTGAAGAACAACGGCACAATCAAGGTCGTGTATCATTCCACATATTCGAAGTTGCGCATCTGTATACTTTCCCTTTCCCGTCAGGTGTGTCCAAAAAACTTGCGGTGCAAGGTCTGATGAAGCAATCATCAGAATCGGAGCCGAGTGCATTGTCAATGTTCCATCGTATAGCCGATAGGCGTATCTTACAAAGAAAGGAAAAATGAATTTGCCCTTATTTGTAGACCTTTCAGCAATAAATTTATTGATATGGGCAAGTACTTGGTCTGTAATTCGCGTTTTATTGTTATCAGAGAATTCATTCCAAATGCTGCCTTCACTAATAGCATCAAATGATATTGAAAATTCATCTGTCCGAACCATTTCACCCTGCAACCCAAATGAAAGTGGGCATTCAGGTATTTTTGTACCAAGATATAAATATCCGTCATTATTTCCTTTCCATAGAAAATAATGCATACCGTCAGTTGACAAGATGAGAAGCGTATTGCCAATAGCTGTTACCTGATATACCTCGTTAAATGAACGAAGAAAAACAGGCTGATGTGCGTCAGAACCATTCCACCAACTGATAGAATTGTTGTTAAAGATGATATAGTGCTTGAAGTTAGCCGATTTATGAATATACATAACCGAATCACCACCTTTGAATTGTAATACTTCGGATGGCGGCAATATGGGTTTAAGTGCACCGTTTTCGGGAATAACACCTATCGATGTTGCCAAGTCCCCATCGGCGCACTCATAGTCCGATGGGTTGGCAGAATACCCGTTGTATTTTATTTCTTTAATCATATCTTTCTTACAAAAGGAGTTTGGTAATGATTGGTAGCAATGTGCCATGATATTGGCTTTCCTTAGGCTCTCCAACGCATAATCTCGCCTTGTCTGTTACGCCCGACACATCAAGTATGGCGGAGCACAGCCTTTTAGATGAAGCTCTGAAATGTTTCCCTTGCCTATTGGATGGAAACACACATGCTTCATGCCGACCGCCGGTTGGCGAGCGGTATCTGACATAAAGATATAATTCTCCGTTCTCACTCATAATATCCAGGACATCACCTCGCGAGAGATGAAGTTGCTTGGCTATATGAGATGTAATGTCTATTCTTCCCGAAGAATAGAATACTATATCAGCCTTTCTTGTATTTCCTAATATACTTTCCATTGGGCTTTTCAATTTGATAATAGATGAGACCTTTGCTTGTATGATGTATAGACACAGACAGTTTGACTATACTATCACCGGGTAACCCATGCTCATAAAGCATAAGACCGACCGACGGGCACAGACTTTCAAAGCCTATGCACTTATACTTGTCATTATATTGAATATCGCATAGTTGAGTCGGTTGTCCGATATTTGGATTGACGGTGAAGCCGAAAGAATCTTGTCCGGCAATTCTGAAAACAAACACTTGGGCTGCATCGCCCTTTTTCGCCTTACCTTTGATATGGAGAAACAAGCGTTTGGATAGCGTGATTGAATTGTCGTTACCATCGGCAATCACATAGTAGTTACGTGACTGCCACCATGTTTTTAGTTTTTTGATAATCATAATACGAAAATAGAATGATTCACAGATTATTATGGTTTAACTTTTTACAGACGAATCGAAATATATCCGGCGTGAACGGAAAGAAACTGTTTCGACAAACCGGAATGACAGAGTTGTTTCGATTTCCAGTCGATGCCGATTGGCGGCTTCTTTTGTTGCAAAAATGTAAGAACAGATTTCTTGCTTTGTTGTTCCTTTTGTTGCTACAATGTTGGCATAATATTTGCGTCCGAAAAGGAATGCCATGATTTCTTTTAATACAGTTGAGTTCATATTGTATGATTTAATCAGTGAATAAATTTGTCTGTCGGGGTTCTTTGGAAACGGAAGAAACTCCGGTAATACTATTTACACGTTCAATTTCTCCGTCAATTTCCGTTTCAAGTGCCTTGCATTTCCGCAAGTTTTGTTGGGTGCGACACTTGAAATAGTCTTTCTGTGCTTTGCGCATCAGAACTACCTTGGTAAAGAATGTTTTTGCATCCATATGATAAATACATTAAAATTCTTTATGGGTTGCTAATTGATAATCTTTCTTTTCTTCTTCTGATAGTTCGTTGTAGCAGCTTTCGCAAACAACAGGGTAACCGTGTTCTTCTTCAAAGTACACGCCACAAAGTTGGCAACACCAACCGTCCATAATATCTTCTGCAATGCTCATGATTATTTCATTAATTCAAACTCATACGCCCAAACATAGGGATTGCTTTCCCAAGTGCCTTTACCGGAGACTTTATCTATGAGGGCGGCAAAGGCTTCACGTGGAGTATCAAATCCATCGTCTTTGTTTCCCTCAAATTCATAAAATATAGATGGCGGAAACTCATCATCACCCGAATCTTCATATATCCCTTCTTTCAAGCAATCTTCATCGCTAATGTCCTGTAAGCGTTCAACCTTACGATCTGTAAATTCAATATGGCGGGGCATTAGGTCGGCTTTCACAAACATTTTATTAGTCCAACCGGGATGTAATTTCAGTTCAGGCAATATAGAATCCAAGTATTCTAAGTAAGCTGCATTTTTCCCTTTTCTATGAAATCGGTCAACATCCATATAACTTTGCGCAATGGCAACAACTTCTCCAAGTTCATATTTCGGCAATATCTCGCCCATATCAAACTCTCTTTCATCAGCATCGTACATACAAGGCCAATCAACAATCTTTTTGTCAGAATGGCGTCTGTGTATATTGAATCCTGCGACCCATTCTCCCCTAAAAGTTCTTGGACATTTGATTATTCTTCTCGTCATAGTCTTCCGCCCTTCCAATACAGCTTGAGTTAAGCCAAATTTATCATTGAACATTATTTTCTTCATTGTAGTATTCTTTATTAAAGTGTCCGTTGGCAATCAGCCAATCAATAGCCAATACACAAGATTCGACAGGTGATGCGGTTTCAAAGGATTTCACATAGGGATAAGAGAGTAACCAAGCATCGCTTGTTTCGTGATGCAAGCCAAAAACATTCTCACTGGATTCTATTCTGATTTCGGTAGGAAGTAATTCCAACAGCCTTGACAGACTCCATGCAGGAACATCCTTTCCCCACAATTCATCAAACACCTCTTCACCGGTCATCGGTGTGCCGTCTTGGTGTTTGTGGAATGAGCTTTTGAGTTTGGCTATTCTTTCCGGAGTCCAAAACTTCCCTCTTGATGTTGGCGGCTTAGTTTGCAACTCCCATTCCAATGCAGGTACTTTACTCTTTGTGTAATGATACACCATATCTGCCGTTCCCGGCTTTAGTCCCAAAGCGAGCAATCTTTTTGACTGCTCACGGGTAGTACATATTTGCGATTTAAACTCCATAATTTTTGTTTCTATTTAATACACTATCGAATTATTGTAATCTCAAGTTTTCACTAACAAATTCAGCATGAATGCCTTTACATATTTCCACATTTTTGCCGGTTTCTATGCCTCTCATAGCGCATAGAGCATCAATATCCGACTTTGATTCTCTGGCCTTACCAATCTTTTCTCCTTTAAGGAAATCATCTATTTCACTTTTTGTGGTACGTACAAGAGCTGTGATATTATTTTCTGTTTCCAATATCCTTTTGCTCTCATCAAATTTTTCTGAAAGGCCTATAACACAACCGTATAGGAATGATTTTAAATACATAATAAGGCTTTTGGGGCTTTTCCCGTATTTCCATATACAATCATGTTTATATTCCTCATAATTACGTTTGCCGATAGCTATAAACTGGTGAGATAAAAAGGAAATGAGATACAGAACTACTTCAACATTCTTTTTTCGTCCTATTATTTCAAATTCACTACGTTTCATTCTGCCATTATTAAATTTGCTAATAATAAGACTACGGCACATATTATATTCACAAACTACTGATATGAGGTCACTATACCATCTACCATTTGTGCTTATTTTGAAAGGTATTTCTTCTGATACAATTGGATTCTCTAACTTCTCTTGCTCCGGTATATCGTTTTCAGTTAGATTATACTCCATCAACAAGCGTGTTATGCCTGCCGCAGCTGCATTTGCTTCGCCTTCGTTACCCAATGCAGTAGCTGACTCTTTTAGATTCATTAGCTTGCGCAACTTCTCTAATATTTTATCTTTCTTTGTTTTCATAATACTTGTTTTTTGTTATTAGTTAAAACTGATTTCCACGTACCTATAGAACCGTATGTATCCGAAATAATAAGAGGGATTCTCTGTATTATCACCTATCTCAATTCGCACGTTATAGCCTTTCATCCGTAAAAAGCGTGCGGCTATTTCGTAGACGGTGTATCGTTTCTCATGAATGTCCCAGTAGCTGATTCCACGCTCTGTTTGAGGAATGCCTTTTTTCAGAATCTTCTTAAAGGATTTGATGGTTCGTATGATTTCTTTTTTATTCATTTTTGGTCCTCCTTTTTTCCACCATATTTTTCAACATAATTCCTCCTCCGTATTAGCTAATTCCTCCTTAATCGCTTCTTTCAGTGCAGGTAATATTTTCGATGCAAACCTTTTGCAACAGCCTTGCATTTCCTTTGTGCTACATTGATAAGAAACACTTTGGAACATTTTACGTGAAAAATAGTCTTCATCAAGGTGTAGGATAAATTTCCGTATATCTTCCTGAGTAGACCAGCAGTAATTAAAATTACCCCAATCTGTCATTGCAAAGAACTCTTTGCTGTCTGTTAACATCACTTCACCCAACCAACAATTAGAAACGGTCCGCAATGAATATCTATATACTGTTTCTTTTGCCATAATGCTTATAATTTATAAATCAAAATATTCTTTACATTTAAATCCTTTTCTCGGCTCAAAATCCTTAAACTCACACGTCCTAAATATCCACTTCTTATCAGCCCACCCAGCCAAATCCTTTTGCCATTGAGGGATAATCTGACGAGGATTGTTTAAGTCCCGGTAAGGCTGGCAATATGGTAAGAACCGCCCGCCTTTTGTTCTCCAATAATTAACGCGGGTAAATGCTTCCTTAAAGTCATTCAATAATATACAGTAGAAAAAGTATTCGCCCTTATAGCCATACTTATCAATCAAAGCCGTAGCCCGTTCACATTCCGCGATTTGTCCCGGTGTATCACAACCGAATCGTATACGCTTTATCCATTTTACCTTTGCAAGCAACCGGGCCATATCATCCGTCACCAGCCGGGCATCTAATCCCTGATTAAAGTCAACCCGCACGCCCATGGAGATTATTTTTTCAATCTGCTGTAATCCGTACTCGGATGCAAGTACGTTGTTATCCATAAGAATCACATTTTTTCGTCCGGCAGATACTTCCGCAATATCCATGTAAGGAGCAATGTTTCCCTCTTTGGCAGGCACAACACACCATTTACAACGATTAGGACAACCCCTTGTCAAAAAGCCATAAGCCAAATTCTTATCAACATTATACAGATCGTAATCAGGAATCATTCTATCAATTTCCGGTAGAAGAACCTTTTTTATGTCATACCCTGTACCGCCTTTCTCTATCTGATCAGCATTAGTTATCCATTGCCGATAATCCTCTGTAAAGCTGAATACTTTAGCCATATACACTTTATCATAATGATCGAAAGGATTATACCACCCAACCTTGTCACCCCTTGCCTTATGATAACTGCTGATTTTCATCAAGGCAAGATTAGGATAATTGCTATCAACAGCCAATAGTCCGATGTTCATTTCTTTTTCTTGTTTTTTCTTTTTCTGCAGCTCTGGCCCCTTTCTTGAAACCCTCTACAAAGCTGTCAAAACAAGCTCTCTGGATTTCTAAAGTGCATCTTTTCATAAGTGGGCAAATCGAACATTTTTGGCTAAGCCCTGCGGACTTTTTAGCGAGTTTCGTTACATTTTTCATTGGTTTATCCTTTCATTCTGCCTAAAAAAGCAAGTTTAATCACATCATATTGAGTTCCTATCCATGCAAATTCCAACATGGCATTATCGTCTGCAATGTCATTAATTTGCATGATTGGGTAGTTACCTTGATTTGTGCTATAACAAACACACGAACTGTAAATAAAATCCTCAACCTCTTCTTGACTTCTTGGAACATTGAAATAACTGTCAAGGCTTCCGATTATATGCTCTTTCAAGTATTCGGAGCTATATGCAGCAGCAATCTTATCTTGATTTCTAAGTGTATATCTCATAACTCATCTTTATCTCCTAATTCAGACAACGCTTGTTCAAACTCTTTGAGTTTCTTAATGGCGTAATCTCTACGATAAGTGATTATATCACGACTTGTATAATTTGTATAGAACCGGTCTATAAGGTTTTGAATAAAAAACCTTTCAGGCTCTTCGCAATGATTCAATAGAATTACATAATTCGTGTTTCGTGGGTGGAAACATAGGAATCTATAATAATTCACTTTGCCGCAAGAACATTCAATCAGCTTATCATCTATCTTTAGCTTCCTAATGTCTTCAGTATTTAATATAGGTTTCATGATTTAATCCTCCATATTAGGTATTAAATCTTCAATGTAAGCAAATCTATCTATTTCACCCCAAAGACTTTCGATTGTCAGATCAGTGAGGTTATCATATACCTTGGCTTTGCCGTTTTTGAATATAACCAAAGCTGGTTTTTGCGCTTTATACGTTCGATTGTTACTATGCCACACGCTATTTATGCGCCATTCTGCACCAGCTATGAAGTC